AACTATTTCCAAACGAATTATCAGTTAATACAAAATCATAAATATTCCTTAACCGAAGTTGAAGGAATGTTACCATGGGAGAGGGAGATCTACATCACGATGCTTTCTGAAGATTTAAAAGAACAGGCCGAAGAACAGAAAAGAAGAAACGTAAGGAACTTATAATGGCAACATTAGCTCAAATTAATGAAACATTAAGAGATCAGACTTCTTCAATAGAAGATGGTACTAAGACTACAGCAGGTCTTAGAGATCGCTTTGGCGAGTTCTTAGATAGACAAAAAGGTAGTGGTGATAAGAGAGAACAAGAAATTGAAGAAAGGCAAAAGGAACGACGTCGAAACGTTATGGCTAGTCGTCCTCGAAGCTTTAGTCAAGGACTAACACAAGGCTTAGGTTTTGGTGGATTAAACTTTGGTGGAATTGCTCAAAGCATTCTTGGAGCAATGGGTCTAGCTGCAGGTACTATCGGATTAGGTGCCGGTAAACTTTTAAAATTTAGCCCAGCAATTGCAGTCATGTCTAAATTTGGTGAAAAAGCCATAGGAGGATTAGTTGATTATGTTGATAAAGAAATTGATGGATTAGATTTTAGTGCTGAAGCAAAAGAAACTTTAACTAAAGGTGGTCAGTTTGCTTTAGCCGCCAGATTTGCAGGAATTAAAAGTCCTCTCGGCCTTGCAATGGCAGGACTTGTAGGCGCGTATGGTAAAGAAACCATGCGTAAAGTAAATGAAGCATTCGGTAATAAGGATGGAGTATATACTATTCCAGGTACTGCTATTGACATTGATACAGAATCTCAAGCATTTATAGGTGCATTGGGATTTGCAGTGGCTTCGCTTGCACCTGCTTTATTGAGATTTACTGGAAAACGTCTGGCATTAGCACTAGCCTTATTACCACTTGGTAAGGGAGTTAAAGCTCTAGCAGGAGCTTTAGGCTTAGCGATGGGAATAAAGGCTGTTAGCGGAGGCGTTCCACCTGATCCAGATGAAATAAAAAAGAATAAAAATAAGAATCTAGATCTAGACACTAAAACTAAAACAGTAACGGTTAAGCCATTAGCTGCTTCAAACATGTTACAATTTAATTCACCACCTGGTAGTCAAAAAATAACTCCGGCAAATATTAATGCTATGGTAGGAAAAAGCTCCGGAGATCCTCGAGTTAATATAAAACCAAATCCTAACAAAGCTGGAAGAGTTCCATTCAAATTTCCTCAGCTTGAAAAGGCCATTGAAAATTTAAAAACATCAGGCGATGGTTTATCAAAATCTGTTGGTAAGATGCTTGTTGTGCCAGCTATTCTTTATGAATACTTTTCTGGTCTAAAAAGTGAAGAGTTATCAGCTGTACCTAATGTTTTAAAGGGTACAACTAATTTACTTGCAGAAGGTACAGCTGGAACATTTGATTTCGCTGCTAATATAGCTAATTCAATAGCTAATATGGGGATCATGGGAGGAAATTTTGTCGCAAACCAGATGGGTATGGAAGGCACCGACTTAAGGTTTAATACGAACATAGATACATCCGGAGCTGTTAAGAGAGCAATAAATAGTTTTTTCGCTGGAACTTTGGCCACACCTTCTTTAAATGAAGCAGGCATGTCTCCAAATATTGGACTCTTACCTCCTGGAGGTCTATCAGCTGAGGGGTATACGATGGGTGCGGGAGAGAAAATTGAAACCTATAACTTCCGAGGAGGAGATGCTAATACCTCATCTCAAACCATAATTCAAGGAGTTGGCACTGTTGTCTCTCCCGCTGATCATTTTTTAATTCAGATCGATTAGTCAGCCTCAGCTAGTTTAGCAAAATAGCTTAGAGTATCATCATCGTCTTCGACTTTAATATTCTCTGCTGTGACTGGTTCGATTCGTTGAGGAGCAGGAGCTTCAACAGGATCATTCATCTGGGCAGTTTGTGCCATAGTAGCAGCACCCATACCAGCGACTTCACCTAGAATAGAAGAAAGCTTTGTCTTCAACTCATCGTACGTTTTATAATTTGCAGGATCTGTAAACTCAGACAGATCATACATTTGATCATAAACGCTTTCTAGTTTTGAATCATCACCTTCAAGCAATGATGTTTGTTTTGCAAATTCAGACTTATCATAGTTTCGATAACCTTCTACGTTACGAATCTTAAGTTTGAAGTCTGCACCTTCCCACATATCAAATGGATTAATTGGTTCTTCATCTGCAAATTCTGGTTGCATCATATCCATAATCTTATCATGGATTTTCTTACCGAACTGATACATGAAGACTTTGCCTTCATTCTCAGGATTACCAGGATCTGAGACAACAAAGATATTTGAAACATAATGCAATCGACGCTTTTGTCGACGTGCTGTTTCTTTATCTTCTTCGATACCAGTATTCCATAATCGTGAGTTTAGTTCACCGACTGGATCGTTTTGTCCGATTGATGTAAGAGATTTTTCGATATACCATTGACCAGTTGGTCCTTTAAAACCATGGTCCCAGTATCTTGCCCAAGGTAGTTCTGCTCCTTCTCGGGCTGGAAGGAAACGAATAATCGCGTAACCATTGCCGGCTTGATCTACTGTGGGTTTCCACATACGATCATCAGCATAAGATTTCTTTTCACCTCCACCACCGGTTGATTCGGCTGCTTTGATTAATTTAGAAATATTATCGCGATTACGCTTTAAGTTTGCAAAAGACATATTTACCTCGTATTTGCTGAAATGTTACTGTAATATTATACACCATTCATACGTTGATGTACACTTATATTTATTCAAAAACTATTGATTTAGCATTTGAATATCGGTTTTCAATATCTGACCATTGGTCTTCATCAATAAAAACCGTTTGACAAGCACCCACACTACTACATGGATACCCGATCTTTTTAAAGTTTTGCATCTTCAGATTATTAACAAAATTAATTCTATTCTGCGATTGCCAAACTTCTAAAACTGTATTCTCTTTTAAATTCCCCAGTACTTTGTCGTTATTATCATCTAAACAACAAGCATAATAATCACCATTAGGAGCAATATACATTGCTTCACTTACCATGTCTATTAAAGGACATTTTGCATCTGGTGGATTTTCATATTCACCAGACTTAAACCTTTCTCTTTCAGCCCATAATCCAGACTTACTATGCCTAACTAATGTGAGAGAATCATATATCTCCTCACCTAAATGGTACTTCATTGAATCTTGTACCATTTTAAAATTGCTATACGGAACACGTTCACCTGGTTTTATTTGTACAGGATTTTTACCAAATGTTGTAAACACTGTTGCTGCGTATTCAAATGCCGGCATAACATTAATACCAAAATGCATTTCAGGATAATAGTCACGCCTTAATTCTAAGAAGTGCTTTAGATTTTTCATAACAGATTTAAACGGTATACCTTTAACTGCTCTATATGAATCCTCATCATGACCATCTACATTTACCTGAATAGACTTAAATAGTTTTTCGTGTACAAGTATCTCTGCAATCTTTTTAGACATAAGTCCGAAATTGCTAAGCATGTCTACTTCTGTATTTGGTAATTTTTCTTTAATGTATCTTAATATTTCAATAAAGTCTTTATGATAAAGTGCTTCACCATTTTCACTCATATGCATATTTTTTATTTCATATGGAAAATCAGGATGTGACACCTCATCTACTATTTTAAATACTAAGTCTTTATCCATATCAAATTGTAATTTGGTGCCCCTAGTAGTAGGACACCAAACACACTTAGCATTACATCGATTTGATAATGAAAAATTAATGTTGCGTAATGGCTTCATTCTTTATTTTTTGTTTCTTCTTTCGGAGTTTTCGCATTCTCGTATAAAACCGATCGGTCTTCGATAGTAAGGTTTCTTTCAAAGCTTTTCTCTTTGTTCGAGCTGCTTCAGACTTTGCCATACGTTCGTCACGAGTTACTGTCATTTGATTTCTCCTTATTCAAAAAGTAACGTGTTTCCTTTCGGAAGAAAGTTAAGCCTCATTGCTTCGGCTTCGATTTTGTCTCGAATTGATGTGGATATAAATTTCTTTACATCCTCAGGGTCAATGTCGTTCTTTTCACAGACGTCGAGAACAGCATCCATGTACGACATTTTCTTTTTAATTACAGCATTCTCAATGAGAACACTGAACTTAGATTTGGTTAAAAATTTTGATTCTATCATAGATCACTCCAAACGGTACCAATGTCATCATAGAAAACACCGTGCTGCCGTTTAATTTCCCCTTCGTTATCGTAAGCAGGTACTGCACACCGCCACTTAATTTTAGATGTTCCATACTCACCATAATAATCGTCAGAATAATCTCCATCACGCAAGTAGCGTTCTAGGTTCCGGATATAAGCTTGATGATTTAAATATCGGCTAAGAGCACCTGTTTTATTGTTACTATCAGCTCTCATAGCTTTCCGCTCAGCTGACATAAGTTCTTTTTGAGTCTTAATCCACTGTCTTATACTTTTAAGAGACATAGGCTGATCATCAGGAACAGCTAAGACTGATGGATGTATATTCTTGTATGTAGGAGGATTTGCCTTCATACGTTTTTCTCGTGCTAACTTAAGACGTTCAGCCGCAGCTGCTCGCTGCTCTTCTGACATCGGTTTACGTTTTTTACGAATCTTTTTCACTTGTTCCATAATATACTCCTCATAATATAATACTATTCTAACACGAAAAAACAGAAATGTACACAGTTATTTTTCGTCGAGAGGAAATAATTCTATCTCGCCGTCACTGTGACGCTTCCATTTTACCATGTTTTCTTGAATTAGATAATCAATTGTAGAATTAACTATATCATCTCTATAGTCTTGATCGTCTCTTTTACCTAGACGATATGTTGCATATGCTATAACAGTTGTTACAACAGCAAATAGGTATTCTAGCGGAATGTACATCTCATCTCCTATATGAGTTATTTATACTAGGAAAATGATATGACTGAATCGACTCTAAAAGAACGCCATCCTTTATTTTCTACATCCCACACGGCAATCACATTATCATTACGTGACTTTACTTCACGCTTTGCAATATCGCCATTATCAATCGCACCTTCATTTAAAGTACAGATCATAGTACGCTCAGTACCATCAACTTTGCGAAAGATAACTTTACAGTTGCGATCATGCAACTCT